CCATTTTTGCGACCCCGAATCCCACTTCGCCGCATCGGAAGCAGCTTGTTTTACCGCCTCAAAATATTTGACGGCGTTCTGTCCCCAGCGGCGCATATACTGGCCGCTCTCGTCGAGTCGATCCTTGAAGGATTGATTGCTCAGCGTCTGCTTGATGGCGATTTCTGGCATGGCTCTCAATCCTCTTTGCGCCCATCATCCAGCGACACCTCGGGCAATTCGTCCGTAAACCAGTTCTCCGGTCCAGCCAGTTCGTCGGCCGCCTTTGGAGCCAACAGCGTAGCCAGAGTACCAAATCGTTTATTCTCAATCTCCCAGCCCCACGGTTCGATTGAGTAATACAGTTGCCAGTCGGACAACTCCCGGCTGTCGAACCGCGCTAGCAACTCGCGGATCGAACATCGCATCCCCAGCGCTAATCGGTGGAGGAATCTTTGCCAGGAGTTTTCTCGGAGTTTTTTCGTTCGTCCCCCACATCTTTGGCGCTGGCCCGGATTCCACTCAAGCGAAGGATGGCGTCATAGGCTCGATCCAACACGTCTGAATTCTTTTTAGAGAGCAACTCGATTTGCTCATCCGCGAAGACTCGGCCGCCGAACTCATCGACGATAGCCTTTCCTGCTGTCAGGGCCCTCGGATCGTTGCCCACGACAACGACAGTTCGTTTCAGCGGGTCGGCAAAGATTTGCTCCCATTCCACACGCTCCAGACCGGTTAGCCCGCGAACGAACAGCTTGCCATTCGCCGCTGGCCATTCCGGGCATGGGAACGGTTGGCGGGGTAGGTCTTCCGCTTGCAAAATCAGATCAGAAAGTCCCATCACTTCTCCTTGTTTGGCAGTCACCTTGACCGCGATTATTGCTGTGTGCTGCTAATCAGCCCGGCGAACGGTGCCACTGTAGACCACGGCCTGGCCGACAGAGCCGCTCTTCTTGCGCTTCGTGACGACGGCGCTGGCCCAGGTGGTTGTGGTTCCATCGCCCCAGACGACGCTGACCGATCCGGTGGCCCCAACGGCAGGACATGAGCCGAGGGCCTCGAAGGCAATCGTTTCGTCTGACAATCCAGCCTCGTAGGTCTTGGTCGTGTCGCCACCTCCGGTGGTGTCGATTTCGGCAGCCGACGAATCTTCGTCCGTCTTCCGCAATTTTTTGGCGTAAGTGGTCCCGCAAATGCTTCCTGTTCCGGCAAAACGATAGGCCATAATAAGCTCCTTTTGGTTGGTTTGTTATTCCGCAGATGCGGCCTGCGTCTGGTTGAATTCCGTGATTCCCTTTTCTAGTTCTACCTCTACCATGATCCGGGCCGCGTCTGTAACAGACGCCACCGCTGGGCCGAATATCGGATGCGCTGCCACCGGCCCGGCGTGCATGAAAAAGCGGTTTTGCGGATCGAGGGCAGAGTGGAGGGCACTGCCTGCTTTCGCCGATACGGCCTTACGCCCACCCTCGATCAGGTGCATGTACTTTCGCGGGTCTTGCACACGGCTGAATGCCGCAGTCGTGGTGGTCGTCTTTCTGCTTCGAATGCGGGTCTTTCCGCTGGCCGTTGCCGTCACGATACGCCGAAAACCCTTAAGTGGTTCGATGGCCGTAAACAGTGTTCCAGACGAACGATAGAACTTGACTTGCGTTGCCCCGATCGACTCTTTAGCTAAGCCAGTAGCGGATGGCATCCGTCCTTTCACGGCCATAACCGTGATGGCCGCAGACGCTTGCAGTGCACGAGCGCCGTACTTGTCTTGAAGCTGCTGGGGAAGTTGCTTCAAGAGGTTTGCGACCTCTTCGCAGTTTGTCCTAAGAAACAGTTCCATCCTCGAACGTTCTCCAAATAGTGTGAATCATGGCATCGAACATGTCGAGGGTAGCGAGTTTGGTGGGATCATAGGCCGGCGTCAGTTTGGCCGACTGGCACTCCACATCCAAAAGCGAGTGACCGACCAGAGCCGCGGCTATGTTTTCGGATAGGACCGCCGCCGCATCGGCCAAGGCTCCATCAGGATCGTTGTCCAGTTTGCACTGCACCACGATGCGGATGTCCAGGTCGTTTTGATGTTCTCCAACGGCCTCTAGTGCTAGGCTTGGGCCGTAAGGAATCACCGAAACCTGTTTGCCAGTTATACCGTCCAGCGTTGCCGTCACTATCCGCCGGCGCGCAATCGTCACGTCGATTCCCAGGTGCAACGTACCAAGGAAGGTGACTATCGCGTCGGCGAGTACGTGGGCGTAGATCATGTTGCCAACAAAAATCCGTATTGGAAATTGACGGCCACGGCGCTTCCGTTGTAACAAACCAGGGCTGTCGGATCGTCGTCGATGGGGCAGGCGCTACCGGCTGCTGCGTCCCAGCTAATTGGCGAGGCCCCTACGGCGATGTGGACCGGATAAATCTCCGCCGCGCCGCCAAATATGCCGATGGCTGGTTGATCGCAGCCGACCAGAATGGCAGTAATATCGTCTTTGTCGGCCGAAACGGTGCTTACCGTTTTTTTCGAGACAACAACCGGCGTAGATGCGGCGGGCAAAACCGCTCCCGCCGGAGAAACTCCATTGTACTCACCGGCATCCAGGGCCACAGACATGACATCGCCGGTCATATCCACCAGAAGCCCGTAGATGACTGACGGCACACCAGCGGCAGAAGTGAAGAAGACGGCGACGATGTCGCCATCTACCAATCCGTGGCCGGCCGCCATCGTGATTGTCCCGGTGGTTGCCCCAGTTCCAGTGGTCACTGTCCCCGTCACTCCGGCCGCCATAGGCGGTTCGTGGACCTCGTCGCCGACGCCCGTTCGCGTGACGTTCGCATTGACTCGCATCGCTCCAATCGTCTTGGAACCTTGATCCGTAAATGTAGACACATTGCACCTCGTTTGGTTATTCGCCGCTCAGGCGGCAACTCGTTTCGTGTGAATCCGAATCAGCGTGCCAGCCGGGTCACAGCGGCGGTAGACCTGTGCCCCGCCGGGTGCCAATACCTCATATGTCTCGCCGCCGACAGTCACTGTGTCACCCTTCGCGGGAAGCGCGACAACGGAATTGAGAATCAGCGCAGATGCCGTAACGATGAAGTCGCGGTCGCTGTGCTCGATGCGCACTCCATCGCCGGTATCCACCTGAAACTCCGTGCTGCCAAATGTGGCCGCGATGGTCACGCTGTAGGCACCTCGCGTGTATACGACATCGCCACCGGCTCCTTGCGAAGCCGCACGGCCAAGCATCGTCATCCCGCGTTCAAGTAGCGTTGCCATCAGCCATCGCTTTCGCCAATTCCGGCCCAGTGATTTCGATTGCCCATGAAGCTCGTTCGAGGTCAACGCGAATTCGATCCGGCTGAACCTCTCCGTTTTTGATCTGCTGCACGAGACCCAGCAGCTTCTGGTATTCGCCCAGAAGCCGCTGGGTCTCGACGTACAGCGTGCCGATATGTTCAAGCTGATTCATAATCAGCCTGCGGAAAGCGTGAGAACGCTACTGTTCGCCCACACCTGCCCGACGACATGCGGATCGGTGGCCGGGATGCCGACCAGCACCAGCGAACCCGAAGCGTAGCCAACCGTGACCACCGTTGCCTTGTCGGCCCCGATGTTCACGGCACCATTAGCTCCAGCGCCGTTTTTGACGCCGCCCGTGATGTTCACAGCACCGCCAGTGCCAGCGGTTGCGAGAGTACCAGCACCACCGGCAATCGTGACGGCACCGCCTGTGCCAGTCGCTCCGGCTCCAGCAGCACCACCAGTGATAGCCACGGCACCGCCGGCTCCAGTTCCCTTTCCAGCGCCGCCCACGAGACTCGCGGCCCCGCCGGCTCCGTTGGTGGTCCCGTTTCCGGCCCCGCCGACGATGGCAACCGTGCCAGCGTTGCCGCTGGTCGCGCCACCAGCGCCGGCCGTAACAGTGAGTGCACCGCCGGCTCCAGTCGCGCCGCCTGCTCCAGACACGATAGCGCATGCGCCACCAGCGCCACTGCCGCTTCCGGCGCCGCCGGCCAGACTGGCAGCACCACCAGCGCCGTCGCCCGAGGCAGGCACGCCACCGTAAATGCTGACCGCACCGCCGGCCGAAGCTGCGCCGCCGGCACCGCCGCCGAGAGAGGCAGCCCCGCCAGCCGCCGCACTGCCGGCACCGCCGATCAAACTTACGGCTCCGCCGGCTCCAGTGTCACCGGCACCGCCAGCAATCTCAACGGTTCCGCCGGCACCAGAATCGCCGGCAATGCCAGTGATTCCGAGTTGGGCGTCATCGCCGGTAATGCCAGAGGCGATTACCGCACCGCCTAGCGTGGCTACGACCTTGATGGCGTCCACGCGAACGCGGACATACTCGGCCGCAGCAGTCGCCGCCGAGTAGGAGCCATCGTCGTAGTCCGCAGCAGCCACGGCCTTGCCCATCGGGTAGCCGGTCGCGCTGTCGGCGGCACCCGTGCCGGTATCGCCGCCGACCGGATTGCCAACCGAATTCCAGTACACGGTGTCGCCCTGGTTGAACGTGTCGCTCGTCTTCGGAACGTCGAACACGCCCTCGCAGCACAGCACGCCCCAGGTGCCGGCGGCAATCGCCACCGGCGCGACCAGGGGAACCGTGCCGTACTCGACCACAGCGCCAGCCGCAACGGCGGACGCGGCGTAGTAATCGACTACCACGCCTTCAGCTTTCTTCACACAAGGAACCTGAGCCATGTTAATATCCTTTCAGAGAGATTTTTTTAGTTGAAAGCCGGCGAAACCCGCCGGCTGTTGGTTGTGATTATCAGCCGGCTCCGGTGGACTTGATCGAGGCCCGCCATTCCTTCTGGTTGACGCCGAAGTCGAAATAGCCACGGAATTGCACGCCCAGCGTGTTGAAGTCCGCGTTGGCCGATTCGATGGTCGGGGCTTGCACGCCGTCGAGGTAGCAAATCTCCATCGGCTCCATGTCAGTCCCGCCAACCGGCAAGAGATACCAGTCGGAGGTGTCGGTGATGTAGCGGCTCTCGACCGGCCGATACTGGTTGAAGTAGATGTTTGTCGTCGGCGTCTTGGTGCTCGCCGTGGTGTCGCGGATTTCTTGCGACACGTACCACTTTTTCGCCGTCGGTGCCAACGTTGCTCCGGTCAGCAGGATGTGCTGGCCGCCGATGTCGATTGGGTTGCCGTAGCCGTCGGTCTTGCTTTTAAGCAGAACATTGGCTGCAGCAAGCCCGGCTTCGCCGAGAACAGCCGTCAACAGGTTGTTGTGGCCGCCGGCTGTCGATTCGGCTGTCGAGTTGAAAAACACAGCGTCATCCAAGAACTTCGCCCAGAAAATCTGGTTCAGCTTGATGCCGCTTCCTCGGCCGATGCGATTGCGAATCGTATCGAACGCCCCGAGGTCGTCGTTGATGATGTCTTGCCGAGTCAACGCAAACATCTTCGCGTAGGTCTTGGCTTGATTGGTGAACGACTCCTGCGAAGCCGTGCCGTGCTTGATTTCGCCGGCCGGCCCAACTTCCTCGAAAACCATATCGTCCAGCATCCGGTAGCTGGTGATCTGCTTGAAGTCGTTGACGGGACGGGTCGCGGCGAACTCGCGGTACACCTGCTCAACGCTGTCGAAGCCTTGCAGCAAAAACTTGTTGCCCACGGTGGTCAACAGCGTGGTCAGCGCGTGGGTGGACGGCGCCGACGCCTGAATGAATGCCGCCTGCATCACTTCATCGTAATTGCCGCGATGGATGCGATGGCTGCCGGCATATCCATTGTCGAAAGCAGCGGCCAGGACGAGACCCTGGATGCTCCCACCTTCGCTGCGGTTGTAGCGATGGCCGGCTTCGAGCACTTCCGGCTTGAAATGCTTGTCGAGGTCGCGTAGGCCGGCGGCCATGCACAATCCGGCCTCGATCGAGGCCGGCTCAGTGTCCCGTCGGCTGCCGTGGATGTCCGGGCCTACAGGGCGCTCGGCGCGGATCAAGGCAACTTCGACATCGGCCTGGGCCTTTATGAGCTGCACCTCCAGCCACGCGGCCGCCTTTTCCTCATTGAGGGCCTGGGCCTTCAACTCGGCCGCCTTTTGAGCGCAGGCGGCTTGAATCTCGGCCAGCTTGCCGGCCTCGATTTTGCCGACGTAGCTGGACGCCTTCGCTTCGATGTTGGCGACGTGCTTCTGGTGGGCCAGAATGCAGGCCGACAGATCGAACTTAGGAGCCTCTACGGCCGAAGCCGCCTTGCCTTCAACGACGGGCAGTGCCGCGGCGGCCTTCACTTCGGCGTCGTACTTCGACTTGAGGGACGCCTCTTGCTTTTCAGTGAGGTCTTCGGCAACAAATCCGAGTGCCTCAATCCACTGTGCAAACTCCATGCTAATCTCCTTCTGTGAATGAGCGGCACTCGCCGCGATGGATACTGAAGTGTTTTTGTCCGCGCCTTCGGGAAGAATGGCGACGTGACGCAGTTCGCTCTTGCGAGCGACAAAGATAGGGCCAGTGAACTGCTGGCCGTTGACAGTAACGGTCTTTCCGGCGGGCACTTCCTGGAGGTGTTTGCGAATAGGCAGTGCACCGATTGAGGTCTGCCACTCATAGCCGTTGTCTGCTGCTTCGACGACTTCGCGGGCGCACTGATTGGCCGCCGACACAACGCCATTAAGGATCAGCCTGCCGGTGCTCTTGTCTTGCTGGTCGGCGTGCCCCACGAGCTTGCTGCCATCGCTGCCGTCGTGGTGGCCAAAGTAAATCGGCGTTTGTTTGGAACGCGCCGTCATGCCATCCAGGGCGACCACGATAGGCAGCGGATAATTCCCCACCACCAACTCGCCACCACCGTAGGCGTTCATAGAAAACCGACGCGGCCCCTTTTTCTGATCGCCTTCTGATGCAGCTTGAATGGCCAGCGTGCCGCTGAGCGAAAGCAATCCAGAGGTTTCGCTTTCGCCCGCCTGAATCATCTTCGCGGCGATTCGCCGCTTGCTCTGCTTGCTCATCTCAGCACCTCCGCTAGTCGGTTGTGTCCGTTGGTCCCGTTTGCAGCCGGTGCGATTGGCGGCTTCGCAGGCGGCTTCTCTTGCCCCGGCTGATTTGGTGCGCCGCCTGACTTCTGGAAATTGGCGTCGAAGAGCTTGGCTTTGATCTCGTCCACCGAAACGCCGTAATCGGCGGCCATAGCAGCAACACGATCTTCGTAATCCACGCCATCCTCTGCCGCGAACTCACTGGGAGCCGCATCGCCGCAAGACAATCGCGTCTTGCGGGAATTGGCGGTCTTTTCGGGGTCGTTTTGCGGTTCGCCAGGCCAGTCCCATGCGTGCTTCGGTTCGGGTGTTGCTTCGACGTTCCAACCGTAGATGCGTACCGCCTCCTCAAACCAGAGCGAGAAAATCTTGTCGAGGACGGCAGCCTCGCAATCGCTTCGCTCGATTGTCACGGATGCAAAGTAGCCTTGCTTGTCGAGTTGGCCACCGCTGTAGCTGTAGTTGCTGGAATCGCAAGCGGCGATGTTGTAGGACATGCAGAGCGGCCGGGACTCTTCCGACACCATCGAACGGGTGAAGCCGTCGTAAGTGGTCGTTGGTTGTTCGGCTTTCATCGGCGTCGACGTGGCCCCGGCCGGCAGCGTGGTCATCATCCGCTTCTGAATCGGGAGCGCCACGAATGGATCGGCCAGATCGGGACCATCACTGGGCGTCCCCATCTGGATCATCACGGCGAAGTCGGCTGCCGTTTCAGCGGCGGCCACAACCGCCTCTCGGTATCGCCGGCCGGTTGCAAAGAGATTGAGCGTGGGGGCCAGTTCAGGCGTTCCCCGGTGTTGGCCCGGCCGCTCATCGCCACCGAACCAGTGGCAGACGAACTTGGCGGGGTAGGTGTCATATTCGCTGACCACGGCCGAACGCCAATGCCAGTTGGCTCCGGGGTGCCGCCGCAAAACGTCGTAGGAAAGTGGATTCCCGAAGGCATCGAAACGGATGCCGTCAACGTAGTTTTCCTCGTCGCTTTTGAGCGTGGGGGCCGTTACCTGGTCGCATTCAATCAGACGGATGTCTAGCTTTACTGGATCGGAGGCGTTGGCATTGAGGGCTATCAGGCAGAACGCTTCGCCGTCGCCAACTTTGGCCCGGCACATCGTGCGCAGCTTGCGGGCCAGGCCGACGGTCTTGGCCCAGCGGCCAAACGCAGCTTCAACCATCTGGTTGAACCCGGGCGATAGCGTTTGCAGGCGCAGCTTCGGCCCCGTGCCAACGACATAATTGCCATGCGTTCGCAAGATGCCGCTGTTGTGCCCGTTGTTGCTTCGCTCATAGCGGGATCGCTTGCGGAGCTTGGTGCGGACGGTCAGCGAGTTGGACGCATCAGCATCGAGGGAATCCGCCGCCGACCAGATATTCTTTGTTTCGTTGGAGTCCTGGGCAGCGTCATACCGGCCGTGAATCGGACGGCCATCCGATTCAATTGACGGGCGAGGCGCAGGGGCAGACGCCTCAAAGCAGCCGGCCACGACTTGCGTGTAATAGCTCATCCGCAGCCCCCTGGGGTGAGTTGGCGAAACGTCAGGCCGCAGTGGTTTTTGTCTTTGCCGGTTTGGGCGGCCAGAAACTCGGCGGCCTTGATCCGGTCGGCAACGCTCATCGCGTCAACGGACACGCCATCGGCGGCCACCCGCTGAATGCCAGCAATGGCGTCCTCTTCGATTCGCGTTTCGATTGTGTCGGCCATAAATGGCGGGTAGCGGACTTGCACCACTCATGCTCGGCTTATGGGGCCGTGCCGGGCCTATGCCCACCCGCGTCATCGGACGAGCGCAATAAAAAACGGCCAGAGGCGATTGGCCGCCAATGGCCGTTTGTATTGCGCTAGTTTCGGCCGGGGTAATTACTCCCGCCCGTCATCCGAACGAATACTAAATTACATCAGCATCTTGATTTGTAAATAGCGACCTGTCAGGAATTACCAAATCCGGTTTGTAGTGAGGTCACGTCTATGGGATTGGGCACTATTTCTTCCTTAACGTGGCCACAACTAAAACAGATTCGATTTCTGTGACGTAGCCCATCGCTTCGCCGTTCCCTACTGTTGCTTGCGTAGAATCTCGGCGCGCCGCACCGCGGGCAGATCGTGAGCCGGCCAGAGCCTCCATCGCAGGCGGCTTGCATCTCTTCGCGGGTCATGCGGTGCTTTGGGTCGGTCATGTTCTCTCGCGGATCATGGACGCAATCTGGAACGCGACGGATTCTGGACTCGGAAAAATCACCGTCTTGTTTTGGGCCTGGCTGGCAATATAGTAGGAGACGAGAGCACACGCCTCACGTTCTGCCAATACCGCCTCGTGTTCGTCTATCTGGGCGTGCTGTAGATCGGTCAGGTTGTCCGAACGCTTGCAATACGGATCGCAAGGTGCCGACTTTGCTTGGAACTCGCCGCACCAATCGGCTGGCTTGGTCGTCGGCCACTCTCCGGCAGTTGGATTGCCCGAATTGTATATCTGGCGGACGCGACTGCCAAGAATGACCGGCAATCCCCTGCGACAGTCGCCCTTTGCTATCGAATGGCAAGGCTTCCAAAACCTGCATTCATCGCACCTCATTATTTACCATCCTCTGCTGGCCAAGACATGGTTATTTTCTTTCCATTCACTGTGATTGTGATCTTCTCGTCAGTGAGACAAATCGACGCGCCGGTTGGAAGCTCCGTTAATTGATTCCACCCAAACACACCACGCCACCGCTCCTGTTCTTCGTGACGCACATAAGTTATCAGCTTGCCACTTTCGTAATCGTAGCCGGACGCATCGACACTATTCACACATTCAGGCAATGCCAACATTGCTGTTCTCCTGCTGTTTACCCTCTTGCCTTCGCCATCATCTCAGCCGCGGTCATGCGGCGTTTACGTTCTCTGCCCTCTTGTCCGGGCACGCAACATCCCAGCATTGAAGCCCCGACAGCACAGCCACAGAGGCAGTCCCACCAGTGGTTATCGTTGTGCGGCATCAGCCATTCCCAAACTTCCTTAGTTCGCATTTGGCCGATACCACGTTTAGCCGTCATTTCAATTGGGGCTTCCGATACGCAGTGGTCGGCAAATAGAGCGTGCTCGCGCGGGTCCATTCCAAAGATGTCTATCCCGCCAGGAGTGCCGAGCGGCAGCGCCAGACGTGCCGCCACAAATGTCTTCATCAAGTTTGTGTCAATCGTCACCCAACGGTCGCCATCGGTTGGTGGTGCAATACGCCAGCCAAACCCGTTGCGGCTTCCAGGCTCGGGGCGGTATTCGGCAAAGTCTTTCTGGGCTGGTCCCACACCATACCCCTGAGCGGCCCACAGTCGCGTACCAGCTTGCGGATGGCGACGGCAAAACTGTTTGACGAGCTTATTTTTCTCTCCCCATTTGGCGTCGATCAGCAGTTGGCCAACGTGCATTTCTCCGCCGCCCTCGCGGACGAACGCCGCCCCGAGTAGCGTATTGGTCAGAACTGTGAGCCCGGCCAGAATCCACGCATCCTCAGTCGTCCCCGGCGATAGATCGGCCATTGAGATTGGGGCTGACTGCTGGGCGAAGTATCCGAGTGGTTGCCGCGGGTACGTACCGTAGTCGATGATGCTGCCAGTAAAATCCCTTGACCACGCTACCACGACGTAATAGAGCAGCCGCATATGCACGTCGATGTAGGCCGTCACGAACTCGCCGGCCTTTGGGGATGTCGCCCGAGCGAGATTGTTTGTTTTCGCAGCCACCCAGGCTGCCGTAAGCCGCTGCGACGTGGCCCGTTCGTCCAAGGGCTGGTTTTGATATTCTGAAGCGAATACCTCGGGGCCATCGTCGATTATCACATTGTAGGCGTGCTGAATTGCCGATAGCTCGATGGGCTTGTTGTACCGATGTACCCACGACACAACGCAGCCAGCGTCGGCCTCGCCACGTTTGGAGGCATAGAGGGCTGTTGCCTCTCGCCATGCCCGCTCTTTGTCGCCGACGATTGATCGGTCAAAGCTGCGCCGAACTGCCGCATACTCTTTCAGCCAGAAAGAATCATGCACGGCCGACTTACATTGCATAAAGCTGATCCGCACACCATCCCATGCCGGATCATCAAGCAGCACCTCCATCATGTCGTTTTTGGCGATCACCGTGCCGTTGACGATGATGGCCGCTTGGCGGTTGTGGGCTGCCGTGTGGATCAGATTCTTTTTCAGAATGTTCAGATTCTTTTTGACCTGATTGGGGTTGGCAGCCGATTCGTCGTCTTGAATGTCATCGGCCAGGATTAAGTCAGGCCGGGCGTTGGTGCCGTCGGGACGCTTAAACTTCACGCCACGGGCCTTGGCGTAGGGCTTGGCTATGATGATGTTGCCGGACGCCGGCGAACCCTTGACGGTAGGCAACACCAGCACATCTGCCCGCCAGGTCATCAGCGTGTGTTCGCCGCCGCAAGTCTGGCTCGGGCAGCGTTGGGGCTTGCCGTCCAACTCCCACACCGGAAAGCACACCTCGGGGAAGTCAGCCAGCAGCAACTCATTCGTTGACAACTCCGACTTGATACTTTCGATATTGGCCGTCGAGGCGTCGGTGTTGACGCCGGTCAGCAGGCCAAACACGCGATGCCCGTACAGCGCCGCCCAGATAATCGAGTTCTCTGCAATAGTGGTTTTGGCAAACTCCCGATAAACGACATTTATCCGCCGGCCGCCCCTAAGAATGCAATCCTGCATCGCTGCGATGAATCGCTTGTGGTCATCAGAAAACGGGCTGAGTCCAGTCGAGTGGGGGAAGTACGTGGTGAGGAATGCGAAGAGATTTTTTCGGCAGCGGGACTTACGGCGATGGTTGACCACAGCAGGAATCGGGCCAATTTCGGAAACAGATTCAGTCTGGGCGCGAGACTTTCGCGCCATCAGGTTGCGATGGGCCCGAGCTTGCGACTCCGTCTTGACCGCGTCAGCCGCTATTTGCTTTTTTGTTCGCTTCGCTTTACCCATAAAAAAACGGCAGCCCGATGATTCCGGCACCGGACTGCCGCAGGTAACACCGCTTCCGCAACGTGGCCGCGTCACGGATGGTGGATCAAGTTATTGTCAAATGAAATAAAGGGAGTTAGTGTTTATGT